GGTATGCAGGTATGTTGGTAAACTCTCGTTGGAGCATCAACATCATGTAACTCCAATCATTGTTATCAAAGTCGCCACGCCTTAGGGCAAGTAGATTACGTCTTAATCTTAGCTCAGGTAAAACAAATGTTTTATCATCCGCAAAAAGGTATCCGTACTTTTCAGGATTAAGTATTAAGGTAATAAGGTTATAAAGATCAAGCTGGCTGGTACGGAACCCATCAAAGCCACTGGCCTCCATCATTTTTTTTGCATATCTCATTGCTGTGCCACGATCTTCATTGGCAAAAATTTGTAACGCTAGCAAGTGTTCAAACAATCTTGCAGCAATCGCATCCATGCTACGTCCAGAAACATATTCGAGTTTCCTAAACAATCTACTTTCATTGAGTTCGCGTATGAATTCCATTACAGTTCCGGATTGTTCTTGGCAAAGTTTGCTTGACTGAATCTCATCCTATCTACAAACTTTAACATTAGGCCACTTGGGAGGCGGATCACGTATCCTTCGTGCCCTGGTTCATTGTCAATGCTGGCCGAAATTTCATGTGCATTTTGATCCAGTTGTCGCACAATACCATTTTTAATACTGCTGATCAACAAGAAACTTTGTACCAATGCGCTAACACCTGCAGAGTTTGCTTGCATCCATTCTAGTATACGAGGTGCTTGTGTTGGCATTTTTTCATTTATCCAAGGCACAAAGTCTTTGAGTAGGTTATTAAAGTTGCCAGTACGAACCTTGCTGTTGATATACTGCTTGAACAGTTTAGGGAAACCGGTGATTCGTCTGTCACGCAACTCACTAGGGTTGAACAAACGATCGATTTGTGAACTGTCCACAGCTTTGAGCTTGGACAGCATGCCACTGTCAAGATTAAGCCCTGGTACACTGTCTTTGATATTTTGATTTGCAACAAACAATTCTGGAACATTTGTCGAAAATGCTCCTTCGATTGGCTCAACATCAGCACCAGGTTCTGCTACTCTACTATGAATAACAATGCCAAACTTGGCTTTTTGTATTTGTTTACCAGTATTGCTATTAGCATCTATACTGTATTTCACAGTGTTAGGTTCGAACTCAACTTTTCCATCCTTTACTACATAAGGTTTTTGAGGATGGAACAATAGGTCAGCTTGTAAATACCCTTTAAGATTTTTTGGTGTTGCTTTTTCTAGTACAGGCCAAAGTTGTGCATATAACCCTGCTAGTTCTTCTCTACCGCCGCCTTTGCGTTGTGCCAGAACGTCTGCCATTTGCTTGGGACTGGTTGCAAGTCCAACACCACCTGCTTTTAAGAATCCGCCTTTGTCAGTAAGCACAAACTCGCCATTGGGTTTGCGTCCAAAAATGATTGCTGGCTTGCCGTCCCACTTTACTGTTGCATTGGTCGGCTTTTGTGATGCAAGTTCGAGTCCTTGAATAGCAGTGTCAATACCACGACTGCCCTGCTCAAACACTAGGTCTTCCGGATGCTCTATGCGCACACCTTCCTCCAGGATCTCTGATTCAACAATTACTTGATAGCCTTGATTTACAACTCTATCTCTCAGTCTAGCTAACCAGTGTACACTATTTTCATCCTCTGTGTCAACCGTTTCTTCAAGAGTGATTCCTTGTTTTGCAGCATAGTCACGGAAGTCTGCTATTTTTTGTTCACGTTTAGGATCATTGGCAAGTGCCTTCATGATTTTTTCAACACTGCCCAATGGTGTTCTATCTGCGGCACCCGGTATAAACAACTTAGCAACTTCATCTGGATCGTCGGTGACCAGTTCATTGGTAGCTCTGTTTACCAATCCAACGTTTTGATTGATCTTGTAGCCCATGCTTTTAGCAATGCTTGCTAACAGTATAGCTCGTGTCACACCTTTGAAGTTGCTGTCGTCATCCTGTGTCAGGTACCATTTCTGAAAGTCAGGCTTTTGTAAAAACATAAAGTCTGTTTGCACATAACCATTTTCTGGGCGTCCGGCAATAGGTGTTTTAAGATGTATATTGATGCCAGTTGCAGACACCCAGTCTTTAGGCTCAAGTCCATGACTGGTTGCCCACTGTTCCAGTTTTGCTCTAAACTGACCTTTGTCTACTTTGTTTGCATCTACTGCTAGATCCAAATCACCTGACGTAGGTGTCTTGCCCGTACTGCCTAGCATGTTGTTTAGTAATGCAAGTCCAGTTAGTTGTTCTAACCAAGCCACTGTAGGCTTTACATCTGTTTGATTGATGCGAATTGTTGCAGGCTTGCCCTCAGCGTCTTTGAATTCATTACCGCCTTCGAAGAGATTCATATTATCCCTCCAATGCACGGTAAACGTCGGTGAGTTCCTTGCTTACATCAGCGGGGAAAGGAGTTCCGTTTGGTGAAGTCCATGCACTTCCATCCCACATTGCAAAGTCTTTTAATTTATATCCTGTTGGAATATAACCACGGCGTGATTTTTTCTGATCTGTGCGTCTGCTGGAACTTGAACTACTGCTTGACGCTTGTCCTCGCCTTGCACCAATAATAGTTTGTAATAAAGGTTTGAATAATTTTACTATGGTAGGTGCATCATCTTTAGCAGCTATCATTTGCTTTGCAATAGCATTTATACGTTGTGTGCTGTTGGTGTCTGTGACTGGATTGTTGCGCAACAAATTAACTTTGATAAAGTCCTGTAATTGTTTTGTGTATTCACCTTGACTTACAAATCCCTGCTGTTGTAAGATCTCTTGTGCTCTAGTATCAAAGGGTTGTCCACTGGAGTCTACCCATTGTTTGCCATCATAGGTAGCAGGACCTTTGGTGGTAGTAATCTTTGTGCCTCTTCTGGGCTTTACCCCACTGCTTGCATTGGCTTGTTTGATGCCATTTACTTTGTCTAACCATTGTTGAGCAGCAATTTTACCAAGTTTTTCGGCATTCTTTTCAACATCTTGTGCAGACTTGGATGCCTGTCTCTGAGCAATTTCAGCGTCAGTTCTTAAAAAATCTAAAGGTGCTTCAGTTATAAATTCACTTGCTTTCATCTGCTCTCCTGACTGATCTTGAGAATTTTTTAGGATCACGCAATCGAATACTGTTTAATAGTTTACGTTGTAGGTCCTCTGCTACCAATGGCTCATACAATTCGTCAATCTGTTCCATCAACCTTACAGCACTTGCAATTACATTACTTGCTCTGCTCTCAACAACATAACGTCTTTCATTAAGTTTACTGTATTTGTCGTTGTATAAGGTATCTAGTTCCTCTAGGATACTACGAGTCTTCTTTTGCATCGGTTTAATCTCTTTATCATATTTATGGCCAACGGTGAACAAAATTATACTTTGTTGTTACCCAATAGTAAATACCAAAAGGCAAATATAGGCACACATTATGGCAAACGAAATAGAACAAATACAGAGTTTATTAGAAGAATTTAGGCGACCAGTACCAAACGGTGAAGAATACCAACTCAGACTTGCTGAAGAATTTGAAATCATACTACAGCAACGTTTTACAGATTACTTTTTAAAGATACGCAAAATATTGGACCTCAATGATGACATACCACACATGACCCGCGGTAGTGCGGGCAGCAGTTTGGTGTGCTATCTCATGGGTATAACGGATGTAGATCCAATAGAGTGGAATATTCCACTGGCACGTTTCTTAAATCCACACAGGGACGACTTGCCCGACGTGGACATTGACGTACCGCATCACAAACAAGAACTGGCAATGCAACGGGTGTTTGACACTTGGCCCAACCAAAGTGCTCGTATATCAAACTATGTGCTGTACAGGGAACGTAGTGCAAAAAGAGAAGCAGCAAAACGGTTAGGTGCAAAAGGACGCTTGCCCAGGGACATTGACTATGAAAAACTAGGAGTGGATGTCAAAGAAGCAACTCGCATAGAACGCAAACTGTTAGGCAAGAAACGTTGCATCAGCAAACACTGCGGCGGTGTATTAGTGTTTGACAGGGCACTGCCCAAAAGTCTATTCCGTGATGATAACCTCATACTGTTAGACAAAAATGAAGTAGAGGACTTGGAACACCTGAAAGTGGACATCTTGGCCAACAGAGGACTCAGCCAACTGTTGGAAATAGATCCCGATACCCCACTGCATGAATATCCTAAACAGGATGATGCCACAGCAGACTTGCTGTGCCGCGGTGATGTGCTGGGTGTTACACAAGGTGAAAGTCCTACAATGAAAAGATTGTTCCGTGCCCTGCAACCCACAGGCATAGAGGACTGCGTGTTTGCCAGTGCATTGGTGCGTCCTGTTGCAATGGAAGGCAGACGCAAGGCAAGTTGGTTCCGCGATTGGACGGAAGAAGGCATCAAGAAAAACGCTATTGTGTATGAGGACGATGCTATAGACAAAATTATGAAACTGATTGGCATAAGCCCATACGAAGCGGACATGTATCGCAGGGCATTTGCCAAAAAGAATGAAGAAAAGATGATGGAGTTCATGGGCAGGTTGGGCGATCATCCTGACAAGTATGACATCTATGATCAAATGCAAACACTATCAGGCTTCGGATTATGCAGGGCACACGCTGTAAACCTGGGCAGACTCATATGGGCACTGGCATATCACAAGGTACACAACCCTAAACAGTTCTGGCGTGCCTGTTTGATGCACTGCCAAGGCAGTTATGCACGTTGGGTGTATCGCAACGAAGCAAAACGTGCTGGCTGGGACTTGCGTGACCTAGGCTTTGACAACTGGGTAACTGAAGATCCTGTGCAGAGTTTCTTGGACAAGGGTGCATGGAACAGCCCAGGCTTTTTACCTGGCATGGGCTTGCAAAAATTATACTTGGATAAGTTTCAGTTTGCTGGCATAGTTGCAAACAGCAGGGTGTTCAAGTGCGATGCTAAAAGTTACATACATTTTATCACACTGGGTGTAGGTGAAGGCAAGTATGTGGACATAGTTGTGGACAAGCCTGTGAAGTATTCAAATGGCAGTGTGGTAATCGGCGAAGGTAAACTGCATCACAAGGACAACAGCGAATACTTAAAGGTAAAACGCAAAAGTGTAAAAGTTATGCCGATTACCGACTACGTTACTTGTTAGCCTTGAGTCCTGCTAGCATCTGCTTGAGCTTGGTGCTTTCAACATCTGCACGGATCTTGCCTGGTTCATCTTCAACTGCGGCACTGTCCTCTTCGCCAGTCATAGTGCTTTTGCTCTTGATGCTTTCATAGATACTACTGCTACGCTTCTTGAACTCTTGGTAATCTTGATCTTCACCTAAGTCACGGATACGCAGACTTTCCATGTCAAACTCCAAGTCTACCTTTTGCCCCACACCACTACTTGAACGTGTCTTCATTGCTTGTATCTGATATCGCCCACGCTCACGCATTGCTCTACTTGTAAAGATACCAAATACGTTGTCAGCAGTGTTGATCTTACTGATACCACCTGCAATATGGCTGTGATCAAACTCAATCTCTTCCACAGCCGATCTGTTCAACTGCGATGCTGTTACAAACAGTATGTTCATTTCCCTAGCCAAGTTGCGTAGTTCTTCTGAAACATACTTGTCTTTTACAAACTGATCATTTGGGCTTACCTTTGCACTCACCGGCATCAAC